GCATAAACTGCATCACGAATTTCTATTTTGTCTGCGCTGGTCAGAACATAATCTGCGCCCTGCTGTCCTTTAGGGATGCCCAAACTTAATAGCCCGTCACTATACGATGCCGTAGCATCTGAACCCGCAGGGAGAGTGCTTGCAGTTGCCCTCATAGACAGTATTCTATCCCTTGCGCTCTCTGCATCGTCCTTTGCATTTTCTGCTGTTATAGCCGATTCTGAAGCGTTCTGCGCTGACTCTGCTGATGCCGTTGCAGACCTTGCCGAATCACTTGCGCTGATAGCTGATGCAGATGCCGATTCGGATGCGTTTTCTGCCGACACCTCTGCTTCATCTGCGGATGTTCTCGCACTGTTAGCTGACGATTCCGATGCCGTAGCACCCGCTTCTGCTCTGTCTGCGTCTGCCTTTGCGTCTGTTGCGCTCTGTTCTGCTCTGTTTGCATCATTGGCTACTTTGGCTACGAATTGCTCATATTCGGATGGTGAAACAGGCTTTGACTCCTTACCACCGGTTGGCACATCTTCATCTATCTCAAGTGCTTCTACAGAGTAGGTTGTGAGTCTGTCTGTTATTTCTGTTTCGGTCACTATCGAGCCTACAAGATTCACTCTTACCTTGCCCTTGTAAAACAAAACTTCAACAGGCACATAGCACTCACCATTTGAGTCAAGCACAGCAGGTACACATTCATATTTTGATTTGAATACCGCTCTTACCTCATCGAACCCCTGCCAATTTTCACCTAAAGTGAATACCGCTTTGATATAAGAAATGGTGTCTGAAGCATAATGCGATATGCCACCTGTTTTTACTAATCCCTGCTCATCCGCAGTAAATGTTATTATTTTTTCTTCCATGTCTTACTCCGTTGTTGGTATGTCCTTTGCTTCTTGATATAGCTTCTTGATCTCGGAATTACCGCCTAATTTTATGTACCCATCATAAAGGTCTTCTATCGTTTTCCAATCACTCGCCAATCTGATGTCAGAGTGCATCCAATCCCTTAAGAGTACGCCAAGCCGGTCAGCACCAAGTGCTTTCAGCATCACCTTTTCTGGCGTTTCTTTCTTGGCATCGTGTCTTGAGATAAGGAATTGAATGAACGTAAACAGACCATTTGAAGCAAGGATGCCCAAAAGAATTGTTTGTGCTATTGTCATTATCTCCACCTTATTTCCCTACTTTCCGCAATACCTTATTGCAAGTTTCAGCTTTGACTTAACCGATGATGACATAGCCAAATCTGCTCTGATGTTCTTTGCGTTTCCAATACCTCCTGTTGTGTTGGAATCTGAATACTTGCCATTGCCCATGTAATATATGATGTGTTCTGCTGTGCCACCGCTATAAAGGCAACAGATGTCACCTGCCTTAAGCTGTGCCAAAGGGATAGCCTTGCCACCATTTCGGATAACTGTGACAGGCACACCAACCCATGAGGATGCAAGTTTGTTGGCTTCAGCTTGAGATACCTTTAACAGCCTATCCCATTGACCACCTTTGCCACTTGAGATTACACCACATGAGCATTTATTTTTCAGACCACCACCATGATGCCAACAGGCAAAAGCATAGCCTATGCAGTTCCAACCGAAATAATTGTCATACTTTCTTCCTGTGCAGATTGGGCAGGTATGTGTTGCTGTTACACCGCTTTTCCATCTGACATAGTGGTACTTCTCATTGGAAATCTTCCTTGCCCATGCATTGGCTTTGTCTACCCAAGTCTGTTGGGGAAACACCTGCGCATTTGCCCATCTCTGAAGAGCCTTGCAAGAATCTTTGCCGAAAAGACCATCTGCGGTCACTTTCAGCTTCTTCTGAATAGCCTTGGAAGTGTTCTTCCCCCATGCTCCGTCCTGTGCTACACCTGCCCACTTCTGTATGGCTTTTACTGTGCCTTTTCCCATAATGGCATCAATCGCACCATTGTAGTATCCAAGCTTCTTGAGTGCGGTCTGTAGCATTGCGATCGAGTTGTAACCAAACAGACCATCAATTTCCAACTTCTTTGATACATTGAATTTGGCAGGAAAGTGCGGTCTGTAGATGCCCTGTATGTACTTTACAGTTCTTGTCTTCTGCGCTACCACACCACCATTGGTGTTGCCCTCAATAGTGTAGACATCATCACAGCTTTTCCTTTCTCGAATGAAGCCTATGTGGTTCGGCTCTCCATTCAAGTTCCAATCAAAGAACACAATGTCCATAGGGAGTGCAAGGTAAGCAGGTATCATGGCAAGGTTCGCTGATGCCCATTTGATCGCTGTTGGACAGTAAACAACCTTTTTACCGCCATAAAAAAGAGGGCTGTCATCGCCCTCATGAAACATATATGTTACAAATGCACAGCACCATGCACCGCTTGAATTGCAGTATCGGTTGAACAGCCTACCGCCTTGTCCAAGATGCTTCTGCGCTAACTTGAGAAGTTCTACATTATTCTTCCCCATCAGACTCACCCCCATATTCTTCATAATCCTCATCTGTGTATGAATCAGCAGGTTCTTCTACTGTTTCCCACTCATGGCCTTTGAGTGCTTTCATCTCTCTTGTTATCCTTGTTCCTGTGTCCCCCTCAACAGTAAAATCATTGTTGAAGTAGGTAGCACAGAAAACAATGATGAAGTTTGCAACCACAGACAGTATCTTGTAAATCAGATTTACTGTAGGGTTATGAAACTGTGCTACATCAGTTGCCATCAATGCTGTGTTGAAGCAGGTAGCAATCACAAGGATGGTTCTTAATATTGTTCCGTTGTTCATTTCTCTTTCTCCTATGCTGTTCTGTGCCATCTGTTGACTATGATATAAGGTTGCATATTGTTATGTGCGCCACCACCACCTGTGTTGACGATACCGCTACTTGAGGTTGCTTCGTTACTCTGATAGCCTTTGTTCTGGTAGTTGTAACCAAATGACTTGTTGCCACTTGCGTTGTAGTAATAAATTGCGTGAGTATGGCTCGGCATCTCGGAAACTGACAGCTTGTGCGTAGCTTCACCACCATCAGATGTGTTTGTCAGCGCACCGGCTACTGCATAATTTGAACCTGCCGAAATATGCACCTGCCCCTCTGCTTCAAGTTCCCAAGTGCCACCCCATGCGGTATTAGGATTAAATGAAGTATCAGAGGTTTCATAATAAGAACCTACAGGATAAAAAGCCAACACGATAGAATTGCCACCCATCTTATACTGCGCTCCGCTTGGGATGTTTACATTTCCATCTCGGTCAACTTCAAATGCGTTACTGCGTGCGCTATTTGTACCATTGCCAATTTCGAACAGGCTTGTAGATTTGTTTTCGTTGTATTTCCCTATTGCCGTCTGGCCTTCATAGCCTGCAATAGTATAAAGATTTTGTGCATGGCTATAACGACCACTTGCTTCTGAATAAGAACCCTCTGCATGAGAACGATAGCCAGATGCAACTGACCAATAACCCTCTGCGTGAGAGCTTTCATTTGTTGCCCTTGTTCCACTCCCCTCTGCATGGGATGCTTCACCGCTTGCACTTGTTGCATGACCCTCTGCGTGTGAATATGCGCCACCTGCGATAGATTCAACGCCCTCGGATACCCCATAGCCACCTGCTACACCGCTACCTTGAATTCCAAGCGAATAGGTTGGCGCAACTTCATCCACATAGTAAGTAATTCGCATATCATATTCTATGCTTGTATCTGCCCAATTACTTACTGTGAATGACCGGTCACCATCATATGAAATTGTGTGTATAGGTATGCCTGTACTACCACCCTGTATAGTTTTGCTTGTTCCTATAGTAAAAGACACCCCAACAAATGGTGTGTTGTTCTCTGGCACTCTTATGGAAAGTATGATGGTGTTTCGTGATGCCGAAAATACCACACCGCTCGGTACGCTTATCGTTGCAGGTGCATTCGCATCATAATCTGTTTGTGTGAAGTTTTTCCGCACCGCAAGTGTACTTCCGTTAAGCGCAAAATCGAATAGTGCTGTGCCGTTTGCAACTCCAGATATGCCGTTTGAAGTTATTTGGATGTTGCTTTCATTTGTACCCACTTGAGTGCCGGTAGCTTCAAATCTTGCCACAGATTCTTCGGTGGTGGTGTCAACAACCCTCATCCCTGTAGATGTGATGTCATTCCTGTAGCCACTTGTATCACCCAATACATGCGCACCATTAGCATCATGCCAGAAGTATTCCTGTACAGTATCTGTGGTTGGATCATAATCCACTACGGCTTCTAATGCTGTCTGCATTACACTCACAGCTTTTTCTACTGTGGTTGCACCCTGTACTACAGATTGCAATGCATTCTTGGCTTCTGTGGCAGATTGGTCTGCTTCTAATGCTTTTTCCCTTGCAAATTGTGATGCATCATTGACAGATTTCACGCTTGCCAATGATATTGTGCTTTGTGCCTTTACTGCCATTTAATTCTCCAATCTTGCTGTCACATTGATAGCATCTATATTCATTGATTCGGTTATTGTATAGGTGAATCCTGTACCTAATGCTGTGGTTAAGTCATTATTGTTGTACCATCTGATTGTGCCGATATTGCTGATAGCCTGTTGCGACAGTTCTGTGCCAAACAGAAATACATGGGCGGTCAATGTGGTTGCCACAGTTGTTGTCTTGAACACATCACCTGCTGATGATGTTATTTCAAGGGTGTATGCAGGATCTTGCGACAAATTTGCAAAGTCATTTGCAAGTTGCTCCACCTTTGCACTTATACCACTATCCCTTAAAATGTACTCTCCTATTATGGCTGTCTTGGTATCTTCTGCCACGCAGGTTTCTATCTGTAAAAGCCTTGCTTCTAAATACAGTTCACCTTGCTCATCTATGATGTTGATGCGGTCACCTATCTGTATATCTTCTGGCAACCTTGCAAAATCCACTTCATAGTTCACCGCTATCTGTGACTCTCTTTGCAGTTGCGCTCTTGCTTGGCCTGCCAATATTGACTTGTCGGTAGTATCAAACTCATATGTGCCTACCCACAGACCATCTGCATCTATCACGCTTGACCATCTTGCCATTGCTGTCAGATTTCGCATCTGTCCTGTAGGCTTATCCACTTCATACACATCACCTGTAGTTGGGTCTGTGTATGAGTAGGTGTAGTTCTTCAGATTGATTGGTGTATCACTACCCTCTGGTGTACCGCCTGTTACATTAAAAGCTGTCACAAGGTCTGCTATGGATTTCTTGGTGTAGATCCTATCCAAGTCATAGTTAAGCCTTAACTGTGGGATTGCTTCTTGGTTGCCACGCTTCATAGTTACATTCAGCACCTTTGCCTTGACCTGTAACTGTTCAATGATAAATGAATAGTACAATTCACAACCAAATAAATTAGCCACAGACATCAAACGCTCTGTGGCTGTTGACTCACCATCCCATGTATAAGACCTTGTAGAAGTTGGTACATCTTCAAGGTTCAAAGACCAATCTGATGGTAGGAAGTATTGCAACATATATTGGATGCTACCATTCAAGGTGACCGCAGGACATAGTGTGTTGATAAGGTCTAAACCTGCGTCCTCTGCGTATAAGGTTATCTCCTGTGTTTTTGTATCGAATTCTGTTTCGATTATCTGATACAGAGAATCATAAATGTTGCTCTGGTCACCTGTGTTTGATTGCTTCAGAATGAAGCACCCTACCTGCACAGCATCTTCAAGATCCGCTCTTGTTTCCGATGTGTAAGAGATGACGCATTGAAATGTGTTTACCCCTGTTTCCACGCTTTCTACTGTGCGGTCATCACTTATACGATAACCGGCAGGTAGGGTTGTTGATGCATGACCAAGAATATTCATTTCCCTGTCAGCAAAGTAAATTATCATATGAATACCTCATTGTACTCAATCTCTATCTGTGGCTTGTAGGTTGGGTTGACCCAATCTGACCATGTTACCTGTATGGTATTAACACCACTTGTCAGCATGAATGATTCCCAATCATTACCAAGCGCACCATACTGTGGCTCAAGATGACCGCCTATAGATCCCTCTCTATAAATGAATACAGTTGCGTCATTGCAATCTGCCTGTACAATATCACCTGCGGTGAATACGTTAGGCTGTTCTGCGAAAGGCACACCTGCTTCTCTTCTGAATACTACAGAATGGATCATGTTGGTGTTCAGCGGAGTGCCATTTGTACCCATGTACATTGATATGTCTGTAGCTACTGTCTGCTCAACAGCAGGTACTTTGTATGTTTTTGTAGGCAGGTTGCCAATATCAAAGGTGATTTCTTGACCCTCTTTTTCTATGGAAGAATTAAGGTTGCTCTGTGTATAGTGCCAACCCCTCTGTACTGTTCTTGTTCTTGCCACCCATCTGGTTTTAGTGACAGTTTTGTATTTCTTCTTCTTCTTGCGCTTCTTGGTTTTGACCTGCACTTTATAAGTGGATGTCACTTTATCCCAATAACGCTCTTGGACATATACAGGTGTTCTCTGACAATATCCAAAATGAGTATTGTAGTAAGATAAATCTATGGAGTCTGAACCAACCACAGTATCGTTAACGATGTAGTAAACTGTGCCTGTTGTGCCGTTGCCGGTCTTGTCAATGACGAAACCTGCCACCATGACCCCATTGGCATCTCTTGCACCGCATTCAAATGTGCCTGTTTCGTTTGCCTTATTGACACACAGCCTGTGGACTAAATCTATGGTGAAGTTGACCGCACCTGCTGTTGTCTGCTTCAGAACAGCACCATGCCAACCATCTCCGCTACCATATGATGGTTGTGCATAACTCTGCGTCTGCCCCTCTCCATCCATCCAATATGTATCTGTTGTATCTCCGATCGTGATAGACCCTGTTACCGCTCTATCTTGCCATGCAGAGCCTGTGGTACTCCACCCTGTTGTGTCAATAAACTCATGGTTGATAAAAGTGACAGCCGATGAGTATTCATCCCTGTCAATAATGTCTGGATTGCCAAGTTGGATAATATTTTCATTGCCATCCATGAAAGCTACAAAGCCACAATCACCATCCTCTGAAGATGACCCACCACTTTTAGCACCTGCAAACTTTGCCCTTAAGACAGGTCTTGCCGGTTGACCGCCTTTGTATTCGATAGCAAACGATGCTGTGGTGTCTGTTACTTCAGCATTGTCCATCGTCAGAACAATAGGCTCTACGCTTCTCTTGAAAGGGTAAGCGCAGTAAATCTGCCACTCACCCTTTACAGACAATTGACCTGTTTCAACCTCTGCATTGAAGATCGGTATACCTGCAAAGAATTTGTCTGTTTCATCATTGAATATGAAATCAGCTTCATCAAGTGACAGCAGGTTGTTCAGTTGGTTGAATCTTCTGCGGAATTCCCAAGTGTCTGGTGCAATAAGCTGAAAGCCTACAGTAAGTTTCCTTGCAGGATAACGCTTATACTTGAATGTTTCACCATCTGCTACACCAACAGAGTAGGTGTTTAATTCCACCTCAAGTGACTCTCTGCCCTTTGTGTATAGCGTTCTGTATCCATCTACAACATTCTCAAGGTACTGTCCGTTGATAGACACCGCTTCAGCAGGTAGTATGCGTCCTTTGGTCAAATCCTTGTGCCATACTACGCTTATCTCCCCATCACTCCACAGATGGTTTGTTCCGAGTAGTAAGTCTATCTGCTGTGGTGTAAGTTGGTACGTTTGTGGTGTGGCAAGAGGGTACACGATTTGAAGCGGATTGCTTGCGAGCCAAGTTTTAAAATTCGCAAGAGAATCCGAGACAGGCGGATACACATATACTTGACCGCTTGATTGCAGAAGGAATATAGTTCCAACTGTTGTCGCAGATGATGAATATGCAAATTCATTAGAAAGGACTTCGCCTCTGCCCGTTCCGCTTCTGTATACTCCATCGGGAATAATTGCAAACCTTGTGCTTGCGCCTGTCCACGATTCGTCAGAACTGCCATCGTATTCTGCGTATCCATGTGTCAATGTCAGCACACCACTCACTACGTCAAGAGTACCGCCGTATACTGTGCGTCCGAGTGCGGTTGTGTAGGTGCGTCCGTCTGTTGCAGATGTTGTTGGTGATACTATCGTTTTTACTTCCGTTCTACCGCTGATAGGACGCACATTCGTAGGCGATGGCGTTCCGCTACCCTCTTGGATTGGGGAGAGGGAGACTTCAAAAGAGTCTACCACACCCATCTCTTCTGGGTTTTCAATAGTTACAAGGTCACCGCTGATTGTCTGCTCACTTATGTCTATAGGTAATGTATCTCTAAATCTGTACACTTTATCTAACACCTCTCAATCTGCTCTGCCTTGTATCTCTTGTACTTATAGCCTGTGACATATCATTAGCTGTTGCTCTTGCAAACTCTCTGCCGTTTATGTAGAGTGGTACGCTTATTTCATAGGATGCGGTTGTGCCGTACTCATATGCCAAGTCACCCATGCCCATAGCATTAGCACTTGGTATTGAGACAAGGTTCAATGATGCCATCTCTACCGCTCTGGTCATAGAATCAAGACCCTTTACAAATCCCTCACCTGTGTATGCACCAATCTCTGCGAACACTTTTGATGGAGATGCGATCCCCAAAACTTTCTTGACCGCTTTAGGAAGTCTGCTTGCCATAGCTTTGACTTTAGCTATTACAGAGTTGAATTTGGAAGAAATACCATTCCACAGACCGGCTATGAGGTTTCTGCCTACACCTGCAAGGTTGCCCACACCTGCTTTGATCTTCTGCGGTATCTGTCTTGCCTTTGCCATGACCGCTCTTGGGATGGATGCAAAACCTTTGGTGATACCCTGTAACAGCGCAACCATCAACCTAACACCTGCGGTAAGTATCTGCGGTAAGGCTTTTATGAATGCCATGATTATCTTACCTGCGATTGATACCGCCTTGTTGGATAATGGTTGCTGTCCTTTTGTAAGACCATTTATGAGGTTTGTAATAGCGTTAAGACCCGTAACAATCAGCTGTGGTAATGCTGTGCCGATTCCCTCTACCAATCTCAAGACGAGTGCTACACCGCTCTTGATAAGTGATGGGAGTGCATTGCCAATGCCGGTTACAAGCTTGCCTACCATGCTCATCCCTATTGGTATAAGTTCTTCTGCCTTGTCACCTATCTTGGCAAACACCAATGACATTACTGTGCCAAGACTCCAAGAACCATCAGCAACCTTTGTGAATGCGTTGCCTAAAAAATCCAATACAGGCACTATGCCTTGGATGATACCTGCTATACCGCCAAAGTTCTCAAACTTCTTGTTGATGCCATCAAGGACATTGGCAATGTTTCTCTGCAAACCTGCCTTGACATTGGTAACAGCCATTTGGATACCTGCACCTGCTTCTTTGGCTTGCTCTTGCCAAGATTTGAAACCTTTACCGCCATTCTCCGAAAGGTTTATCATTGCATCGTTGACTTGATCTATGGTGACCTTGCCACTCTTCATGGCTTCATAGAGGTCATTCTGTGTCTTACCTGCACCCAACATTGATTCGGCAAGCTGATTCATCTGCGCAGGTGCGGTCTGTACCATCGCTCTCCAATCTTGCAGGTCTGGCTTTCCTTTAGCCATTGCCTGTGTCCATTGGTTGATAGCTGACGATGCCTGTTCCGCTGATGCACCACCTGCTGTCATTGCATTGTTGAGTGCCAATGTCAGTTTGGTTGCTTTTGGCAGGTCACCCATGACAGCAACCACAGATTTAGTCTGATTAGCTACCGCATCAAGGGTTGTCGGAAGATGTTGGATGCCATCACCTAATTTATTGATGGATGCTTCAGCTTCTTTGCCACTATACCCCAATGCTTTCATGACATTAGGAAACTGATTGAGGGTGTCAAGTCTCTTTACTGCACCATCCATTGATGATGAGATGAGGTTAGTGACAGATCCTACCGCTTTCTGTCCTATTGCCATCCATGCACCAAAGCCAAGACCCTTTTTAAGTTTTGCACCAAAGGAATCTGCCTTGCCCATCACCTTGTCAAAGGTTGATGACATATTCTGGTCTTTAGCCGTTAATATTGCTTCTATCGTGTGTGCTGACATTTCCTGTTAGCCTTTC